GGGTTGAAAACCAAGGTCATAGTTTTCTAGAGCGTTCTGCTCGAAGGTTATCACATTAGAAGACTCAATTGTCTAATTGTATACCTACCATACGGTCACCGTATGGATTTAATTTTGTGGTGTAGGCACTGGTTGATAAAATGCAACTGGGCATCCAGTGAAGAAACCGAGTGTAAAGTCTTCGCCAACACTTACATATGCACGAATTGAAAGATCTGCTGAAGAATCGCCAGATTCGCCAGCGTAAGACCACAATTTGTGGAAGAAATTGCGGGTACCTGTTGAAGTAACATCAGCTTTCTTACCAGGCACAAACCGCTCTTCAGAATAGAAAGGCAATTCACATTCTATTACGGGATTGGTAAGTGTAGGTACCACTTGAATTCCTGACCACCCTGTGGACCCTGTACTGAGACTATCATGTGTGCGGCGCGAAATACTGCTTGTTGCTATAGGAGGGATACTAAAACTAGATTGCGAATACACTGCAGACGTAGTAGGATCCCGTTCAACAGACATAAAACCAGGATTTACTGCCCGCTCAAAATGATGACCGGTGGACATATATTTCCAACGTACACCACCTCGCCGACAGGTATAAGCTGGTGTAACATAGTTCAACAATGTTAACTTGGCATAATTAAACGCATCTGGAAAATTCGTGGAGTGCACCGCCCCTGGGGCATAACCATAATACATTGGGAAGTTACTTAATACCCACTCAGTATAACCACTCGACGAACTAAACTGTATATTGTGCAAATAATTATATCTCTTCAAACACTGTCTAAATGAAACAATAGGATCACCGAAAAAGACGTCCAGTGTATGATCGCTACATGTCAAGTCTGGTCCCATTAATTGGACAGGTGCTGTATCGATTGGGGTTGATTCATGTGTTGTCAAATCACCATCCGGTGTTTCTCCCGCCTGAGGACAATATTCTCCAGCTTGTGGATTATATTCTCCTGCTTGAGGGATAAACCAAGATAGTTCATTGAGATATTGATCAGTGGGATTGGCCACTTCGAAATCATCCCCTGCTGACACAAACACATTAACTGAAATATCATTATTCGCCGTGGAATTCGGTACTGTTAGCTCATTGACGACATAAACCGAAAGAACCCCGTTCGCTAATATACCTGGTGCTGATGCACGCTTTGTTGTGCCAAAGATGCGACTGCCATTGCGTAACATATCACGATGTTGGAGGAAAGAAAATTGTTGCCCCCAACCAATTTCGACTGTAAAATCACGCTCTTTCGCCAAATCTACAATATACGTATAATTTGTGTTGTATTCATTTGTAGAAGGGTATGAGGGATCATAAACAATCTTTAATCGGCCTTTGTGAAATGCTGATGCCACTATTTGAAATCTGTATTTCATAGTTCCACGCCAATGCTTAAATGGAAGTGCTGCAAAACAGCATGCAGGCATGTGGAATTCTTCTGGAACAGATGCTAATTCCTCCCAAACAACGGGAGAAACCTCCGTATTCCATAACAAATCCTCAGGACTATCTGCAACTAACCAACCAAATTGTGTTAAATAACTTTCGCGTGTAGCTATGGACTTGATGGTCATTTCATCTGTACCATCTAAGCCAAATGTGCGAGTGTCACAGGTCAGTTCTTGCTTGGCATCCAGGGTCAGCTTCGTACATGAGTCGGGAACGTTAGTGTTGGCCATATTGCCCACATAAGTGGGTTTATACGGCTGAATATCTGATAAATTTGGGGGACGAGAATAACCAAACATGCGTGCTACATTAGACACGGTACTGGCTGCCAGCTGTGTGGCTTTTGCGTACAAGCCAATACCTGGCGCATTTGCCAACGCACCGGCTGCCCTAGCTATAACACCTGCTGGTTTTGATATAGGTCCATTGCCATATTCATCTGCTTGCGGGCGATATTCTCCAGATTGTGGTACAAGTGCACCTGGTTCGTTAGCGGTGGGCACCGATAATGTGACATCTGTAGCCCAAACGAATACGCTAACTGTAACTGAATCTGAAGCTCCATTAGCATGTTTTAGATTCTGCATACCATGGAGAAAAATTAAGCCCATATCGCGCCATTGTTGTAGGGGAATATTCAACGCATTAGCTTCCCAAACGAAAGGTAGTGTGAGCTCGCCCCCCTGTGATTTTGTAGGGTCTAAATACACATGGGGACGCTGACTAGCTGCTACTACATCCTCCACGAAAAAGGCGCGGTTCTTTGTGAATTCATCAAAATTGTGTAACGGTAAATACGAGGCTATAGCCCTTCCATAGTGGAAACCGTTACCATTTAACATAAATTTGACATGTAATTTGCACCGTAATAAATTGTAATTTACAATACGATTAATAACACGAGGATTCTCAAAATAATCCTGCCATGGATTAAACTTCTCAAACAAGTTTGTTCCAGTTCCCCAACTATAGGATTGGACTTTTATTGGTCTTGAAAAGAAATTTTCCAA